CATAAGCGAGAAGTACAAAGGCAATCCAGAGGGACTTACTAAACTAATCAATAGGTTCCTGACACGCATGACGGACATCATAATCAAGAATGGTGGAACAATAGACAAGTTCATGGGTGACTGTATCATGGCTTTCTGGAACGCTCCACTAGAGGATGGTGAACACGAAGAACACGCTGTACAGGCCGCGATAGAGATGCAGGAAGAACTTCTAAAACTTAACATGCAATTGACAGCAGAAGGACTGCCAAGGATCAATATTGGTATTGGTATTAACACAGGCGAGGCTTTGGTAGGTAACATGGGTTCAGAGCAACGCTTTGATTATTCAGTAATTGGAGATGCTGTTAATCTAGCATCAAGATTAGAGAGTAGTAGCAAGACACTTGGACACACATTGGTTATCGGTGAGAACACCGTTAGTGCGGCTAAATTGAACTATAACTTTGATTTTATAGACGAGATCACTGTTAAGGGCAAGTCAGAGAAGATTAAAGTTTATACCCTCGCTGAAAAACTCAAGTAATCATTTTCTTCATCAGTATACGGCCACATTACTGTATCCTTTTCCAATGGTCTGGCCATTGTTCGTTTGATTGCTCATTTACAGCAACGATTTCCATATCAGGTGTTTCATCCCAACAACAGTCGTCACGAGAAACACACTTGCTTTCTACATAAACCTTTTGGCTTTTTTTCTTGTCTGCGTACATTTTTGTTTCCTTTTTTTGTAAATTAATGATTGTAAATTTACTTATTGTAAATTATACACTAAAACCGTAAAAAACCTAGTCATACGCTGTAAACGATGTAAATTTTTTGTAAATTAAAATTTACAAAATTTACAAATAGCAAACAATTAACTTTTACAACCGCATTGATTGTTTTCATTAAATACACACATAATAATGACAGAATTCTTTAAACTTGTAACAGAACTAGGACTACCAATTGCCGCAACTGTGGGAATGGGGGTGTTCATATTGTTCATAATAAAATATATCCTAAATGGTATAGTGAGTTCGATCAAGTTTATAGAAAATGTAATCATACAATTAGACAACCGTGTAAAAACAATGAACAACGACATCCTCAAGATAGATCAAGAGGTGTCAGAACAATTAGGAATACCTATAGACACTGACAGGGTGGCTAGGGCAGACGGTAAGAACGACGCAAGGAAAGATTAATGGACCTAGTTAGTAAACACATGACAGTCACTACAATAATACAGGACTACGGGTTTCCAACAGTGGCAGTGTTCTTCCTGGCCTACTTCATATACTTCCTATGGAAATACATCACAACTGAAATAACACCTAAACTGGGCACAACATCAAAGACATTAATAGCTCTCATAGATAGAGTGCGTATGCTGGACAACGATCTTATAAGATTGAAAACTAAAGTGCGTACTTTCAGAGACCGAAACAAGAAGTAAGTAGTTTTGAGGTCAGGAGAGTAAGATGAAATTCATAATGGTTGTGATTATATGCTTTGGTGCGGATTGCCAAGCAATATTTGAACAAACTTTTTACAACACAAAAGAACAGTGCTTACAGGTAGCAATGGAGACAACTGCTTTTATGCGAGATGCATATCCAACTTCATCAGGTGAGATTCACTGTTTCAACGAAGAAGAATTTAAATTATACAATCAATATCTGCAAAACGGTGGCAAACCTTCATTGAATCCACCAGAGCCAAGTTCTGACGTCTAATTGACATTACCAAATTTCCATAGTATAATTAGATTATGCAACATACATACATCTATAATCAGTACACGTCTGACCAAGTCAAGGCCATGCAATCAGCAGACGGGCCTAGCCAAACTTTTTACGATGTTTTAGACCAAGACGAATTAAAATTTTTACAATCAGAGATCAAAAAAGTACAATACCCAGAAGTTGGTAAAACCAGCAAGTATTCGGGAGCCAGTTACAATGATCCTCAAGGCAAAATAATAAAAGATATATTTGATTCAAAACTGCACAAAATCATAGGAGACCATGAACTCGATTTTTATGCCTGGCAGGAAGCCATCATACCATGGAAGGCCCATGCTGACCTAAGGTGGTACAAGGACAGGATACCATACAAAGTCATCCTTTTCCCACTAGATGTAATCAGCGATCAAGACTCCTGGAAGGACACATACACAATCGCATTTAAACAAAGAAATTATCTCGAAGGAAATGCAAACGAAGGCAAAGCAGAAAAAGGCAACTCGGACCAAAGCACTTGGTCACGTCCTTGTGAAAAGCCAGGTACGCACAACCTTGTTGAGGGTTACAAAATATCAAAAGATGAACACGAAAAATATTTCAGTCACATGCCTTATGAATTTATGGAAGGACTTGAAATAGATAACATTTATAAATGGACACCAGGTAGTTGTGTTACATGGGACCAAAATGCGTTACACTGTGCCGACAACTTTTTAAAAAACAATATCAAAACAAAATTAAGTATTTTATTTTTCACAAATCAAAAGAAAGGTCATAGTCAATGATACACGCAATGATAGACTTGGAAACATTGAGCACGAATCCTGAGGCCACAATTTTAACTGTGGGTGGTGTTAAATTTGACCCTTATAATTCAGTTGAACCTTCACAAGGAATGTATTTTAGAGTAGACGTTGATTCGCAAACAAAAATAGGCAGAGAAGTGATGCAGGAAACACTGGATTGGTGGTCAACACAACCAGCAGAAATTAGAGATGAAGCATTGGGTGACAACGATAGAATTAGTCTAGACGAAATGGTTAAAACAATTAATAAATGGAGCGTTGGTGTTGATGTATTTTGGTGCCAAGGTCCTTTGTTTGATTATGCAATATTGCAAAACATATACAAACAATTAGGACACCCGGTTCCATGGCAATACTGGCAAGTCAGAGATTCAAGAACTTTGTTTAGTCTAGTACCTAGAGATCCAAACGAAAAGAGGACAGGTATGCACAATGCATTAGAAGATTGTTATTTCCAGGCAAAAAAAGTACAAAAAGTTTATAGACAACTAGGAATCAAAAATGCCAGATATTAAATGGTATAACATTAATGATTTATACACAATCAAGGATTACAAAATAATACACAGAAAAGATCCTGTTACAAAGTGGATCAAATTACCCTGCGTCTATAAAATAAAAATTAACAATGCAATCGTAAATGTGGGCAGGTCAGATACCTGTAAGAAACATGGTGGCGCCGAGAAAGTAAGGAAGGCACTGGTAAACTTATTAGACGTACTAGATCATAACCCATCTGTCACAAAAACAAAATATTGGGAAAAAATTAGATTGCAACATAGACCAAATTCTAGTAATATTAAGATAGGAATAATAAAAACAAATGCAATCGCAAAAACCTATCTACAAGAAGCCATTTGAACAAATAAACTCATACGAAGAATCTACTTGGCTTGGCAACGACACACCTTTCTATGAAACAGAATATACAGGCGTGTTTAACGACAAATATCCTTGTATAGAAGGACACAAATTATTCATACCAAAAAAGAACACACCAGAATATGTTGGCAAGTCATACGGCTTGGCATATGAGTTTGGTGAAAGATGGGTCAAAGAGGGCAAGATCGATGGCTTCAACGTTGGCATGAACATGGGCCAATGTGCAGGGCAAACTATCATGTGGCCGCACATCCATTTCATACCAAGGCACGAAGGAGACGCTAAACCAAAGGGTGGTATGAGATACACTCACCCAAATGCAGACCATAGGGACTATTACTAATGAAAAAGAAAAAAATTACTCACGGATCAATCTTTACTTCTCCAGATGGTGGTGAAACAGTGTATGAACAATTACCAAATGGAGAAAAAGTTTTGGTTGAGCAATCACAATTGGCTCAAGATCGTGAAACGGCCGCAGACGAATATGAGATGGTTGGAGAAGAGGCCATAGCGTTAAGGCGAAAATATCCTACCCTAAAAAAGGCATGGGAACGTTACCAAACTGTGTGGAATTTAGTGGTAAATCATGACTAGGCAACACATGATCCAGATCATTTTTACCATGCGTTAAAAAGCGTCTGTGTACGTTTAACGGGGTGATTAAATAGCATTATGACCAAGTATGTTTCCATAATAGGCAATGGTGAATCAAGACGAGGATTTGACATAACACCATTAAAAAGTATTACCACAATGGTTGGTTGCAACGCAATTTTCAGAGACCACAATCTGGAATATGTTGTATGTGCCGACCGTCATATGTGTCAAGAGGCCGCAAATACTTGTGGTAAAAATACAACTATCTACACTAGAAAAAATTGGTATCAGCAATTTGCGTATTGGCCAAATGTCAAATGTGTGCCTGAACTACCTTACGATGGAGACAAGAGGCCGGATGATCCCTTCCACTGGGGTACTGGACAGTTTGCCGCACTGGTTGGAATGAGTTTTAAACCCAAAGCAATATTCTTAGTTGGCATGGATCTCTATGGCCTAGGAGAAGAAAAGAAACCAGAGAATGTCAACAACATTTACAAAGGAACCAAAGGATATACCTATATCAAAAGGCCGGTTGATCCAAAATACTGGATATACCAATTTAATAAATTGTTCCAACACTCAGATTGCAGATGGATCATTGTTAATAATGAGGGTTGGAAAATGCCCGATGAATGGAAAGAAAATAAAAATGTCTTCCAGGACACATACGAAGGTCTTGCAAAATTTATCAACAAACAGTTGACAAAAAAATAATACCATATAAAATAATAGCATGATCAAACCAATGGTGGACCATTTGATGGTACAACAACAGATAAAGGCACCATATAAAAAGTGGAAACACATGGTTGCTGTGATGTGCTTGAACCTGACGTACAGAAAACAAGTCAAGGAAGTTTTACCTAAATTGTTTAGGCGTTATCCAAACCCTGTGGCATTCATAAGGGGCAGACAGAAAACACAGGAAAACCTATTGAAACCTTTAGGTATGTGGAAAGTAAGAGCCAAAAGATTGAGGAACATGAGTATTGACTTTTTAAGTTGGAACGGTAAAGATGCATCTGACTTACACGGAATTGGCAAGTACGGCTCGGACAGTTACCAAATATTCTTTCAAAACAGCATTCCTCCCAACGTGCAGGACAAAGAATTAAGAAAATACATTGACAATCTTGCAGGATAGTTTATAATAAGGTATGTTTGAAAATATAAAAGATGGAGATCTAGTAACTCTAAAACTTGCTTCAGGAGAAGAAGTAATTGCAAAATATAAAAGCGGAGCAGACTCATACATCAGTATTGAGAAAGCACTTGTCCTAATGCAAGGTCCACAGGGACTGGCGTTTGGAACATTTTTCTCCACTGCTCAACAAGATAAGCCTATTAATATTGCAAAAGACAAGATTACATCTATTGCTTACATTAATGATAAGATTAAACAGGAGTATGATAGAGTTTTTAGTAAAATAGAAGTTCCAAAGAAACCTAGCATAATAACATAATGGCACACTTCGACAAACACTCAAAAAGCATAACTGCACTTGTGGACGTGTCAGAAGCACTTTTAAATGCCATGGAGAAACACGGTGTTGATCCAGAGACTGTTTCGAAAAGACCAGAGTTCAGTGTATTGATACATTTTTTGAAAAGTATAATAGATGGAGAATTAAATATACCAAACGAACTAACTGACAGGATAAGAAACAGTGCCGAAGAGTTAGGCATCAACCTGGAAGACATAAACAAAAGGTTACACTAATCAGTGACCAGAGGACTCAAAGACTTTCATCCCTCTATAAACACTCTGCAAGTCATCAAAACAAGGAGAAAAGATGACTTACTATTCAACTAAAACATACGGACACAACATAGGTCTCGCCTGTGTGTTCAGACAACCTAACGCAGATCATTCACATTGCCATTTGCTACACGGATATAGTTTACAATTTAAATTTACATTTGGTTGTGACAAACTAGACAATAAAAATTGGGCAGTAGACTTTGGCGGATTGAAACCCTTGAAGAAATGGTTAGAAGATCACTTTGATCACAAAACTGCATTAGATGTAAATGATCCACATCTCGACAAGTTTAGAGAACTTGAAAAACTTGACCTTGTAGACATTGTGATATTTGATGGTGTAGGTGCTGAGATGTTTGCCAAACACGCATTTGACTTTGCAGACAAACTAATCAGAGAGAAAACTGACAATAGATGTTATGTTGTGGAAGTGGAATGTGCAGAACACGGAGCCAACAGTGCCATCTACAGAAAAGAATAATTTCCTATTTGAAAATATCGTTGTACAGTACAATCAAAAACAAGTAAGAATAAACATTTACGACACTCCTTTGGGTCAACGTTTTATTGACGCACTGAAGGACAATCTTGATAAAAAAAGAATATTAGAAAAAAATTTTTGTTTCCTTGGTTGGGCAGACTCTAACAGAGATCTTGAACATTTGTGCAATGAACTTAATACTAATATAGCACAAATTAATTCTTACAAGTTTGAGCCGGAATACCCTACATTAAAAACTTTCAAACCTTCTGACTTTCAGTACCCGTCTACCTTACCTACTGGACTTTGTGCTGATGGTAATGAAATGTCAAAGCCTGGATTAAGATTAAAGCACGATGCCTGTAATTTGCTACACAGATATTTCGAGGAACTGCAAGGTACAGCATGGCAAATATCAAAACTGTACAAACAAGCGGACCATGAAACAAAATATGCAATTAGGCAACTTAATAATTTGTGTCATGAGATAGAAAGTTGGGTGTTAAGTTATAGAAAAAGTGTAGTAGAACCCGAGTGGATGAGGCCATCACAAATTACAACATTTTTAAATGCACCAAGATACGATTTACATGAAGAAGATTTTAATTTGTTCAAAGAAAACAGATACGATAGGGAATTGGGTGGTGTTTACTTACACTGGTCGCAAGTTGGCAAAACTTTGATCGAGGTTTATAGAGATGAGAACGCACCGAAGATGACCGAAACAATGTGTAGTGAAATTAACCATCAAAAGTATTATTCGGGAGAGTTCGATATCGAATGGGGTGATACAATCACTGAGAAGACACACGCATTTAAAAAAGAGGAAATGGATGGCTTTAGGAATTGGTTAAAAGATAACAATTATGATTGGGAAGATCCAAAACTTGCATTAGGATATATCAAAATTGGACAGATAGATATGAAATTAGCATTCCAAAATAAACCATTCATAGAAGTTTACAATATAATGAAAAACAATTTAAATATAAAAAGTATTCACACGATTGGTAGCCGAAGTTGGGAAAACGAATATCCATACACCTTGGATAGTGAAGACTGGAAACAGATACAAATGGAAGGATTAAGACGAGGATATGAATCACGTAGTATGCGTTAAATGGGGTAACAAATATCCTGCCAAATACGTAGATGTTCTAAAAAACATGGTGGCACGACATACCACGGTACCTTATACTTTCCATTGCCTCACTGAAGATCCTACAGGGATAGACACCAACAATATTAACATTGTAAAACTACCAAACGAGTCGCACATAAAAACTTGGTGGAGCAAACTTTATATGTTTTCTCCTGAACTGCCAATAAAGGGAAACATTTTATATTTTGACCTTGACGTTGTAATATTTGACAACATAGATCCATTGTTTAGCAATCCAGGCAAATTTAATATTATTAGAGATTTTAACAGATGTAGAGTTCCCGATTGGAAGTATTCAAATTCAAGTTGTATGAGATGGCAGTCAGGAACGATGGATTATCTTTACACAGAGTTCGCAGAGAGACCAGACAGGATAATGTCACAGAATCACGGAGATCAGGATTGGATAACAAAACGTGCAAAAGGCGATATAACACACTGGCCTGATGAATGGATAAGAAGTTATAAATGGGAAATGATTGGATTCAAAGACACAAAGTTATTAAACAAAGACGGTAAAAGTTTTTTTAGGACACCTGTAACTATCAAAAAAGGAAACAAGGTTGCTGTTTTCCATGGCCGGCCAAACCCAATGGAGTGTGCAGATAAGTTTGTGGAGGACAACTGGAGATGAGTTACGGAAAGGTTGCAGTAAAAAGAGTAAAACCCGAATTAGACGAGATACCGGAAGACTGCGGATACGAGAAGAAATTCCGTTTCAACATAGACATGAATTCAAATGGAATCATGGGCGAGTGCATAGAGTGGTGCCAGGTAAACTGCGAAGGCAAATGGGGTTGGTGGTTCGAACAGACAGACCTGTATGATCCCATGCGTCATAATTGGGAGGAACAAAACTCATACATGAGTTTTCAATACAAAAGAGATGCCACACGTTTTTGGTTGGCAATCGGATTAGCAAATATGGGAAATAAGGACAGATAATTAATAGTATGGAAGGTTTTGAAAATACAAAATGGTTTGAAATTACTGATGAAGCAAAGAATCAGATGGAAAAACTATTGTCAAAAAATCCGGACAAGTATGCTGTATCACTCATGGTGATAGGCGGAGGATGTGCCGGTTTCAAATACGACTGGGGATTTATAGATTCCAAAGATAAAATTATAGATGGTGATCACATAGAAGACTGGGGAACAGGAAAATTTGTTGTCGATGAGGCTTCGATGATGTACGTGGCAGGCACCAAGATACACTGGAAAGAAGAAGTCTTTGGTTCTCAGTTCGAAATAATTAATCCAAACGCACAGAGCGGTTGTGGTTGTGGTGAATCCTTTGGTGTGTGATGGACACAGCATTTATAATCGGAAACGGTGAATCAAGAAAAATTTTCCCAATAGAACATCTAAAAGGCAAGGGCACTATATATGGATGTAATGCCATCTACAGAGATCATCCATGGCTATGTGATCATATTGTGAGTGTCAACCCGCCCATGTACGACGAAGTTATGGACTGGTACAAGGTTGTCAAGCCTAAGGATTTGAAAATTCACGGACCCAACGACATCTCGGAATGGAACTACACAGATGGACTACCTGACGAATTACCCAAAGGACTCAAACTGTATAAGGTGTGGCGTGGAATGGCAAAACTCAAATGGGGTAACAAAGTCAAAACACATGACTTCTCAGAAAATAGAGGTTCAGGTTGCAGTGCTCTACTAATGGCCGCCGAGGCAGGATACAAAAACATTTTATTCTTTGGATTTGATATATTGGGTGCCAGGCAATGGGAAATGAATGAGCCTAGCAGGATACAAAACAACTGCTACAAGGAAACTGTAAACTATCCACAGAGGGAAAGCATGAAGGCCTACATGAAATACGAATGGCTGTATCAGATAAGACAAACGACCCTTAAATTCCCCGATACCAATTTCTATTTTATAAACAGGCGTGAATACATAGAACGCAATTACTTTCTTAAAGGTTACTTTGACCAACCTAATATTAAAGTGGGTATATATGCTGATCTACAACGATGGATCAATGGTCAAAAAGACGATATTCAATGGCAGAGATTATAGGTCGCACTTGTCACAGAAGTGTTTGTGACCTTTCTCAACCCTAGCAGGATCTACCTTAGACTTTGGCTTCTTGAATGTGTCACCACAGGTATCGCATTTAAGCACGTATATAATGTTGTTCCTTCTTACGGTGTGACAGATGCCTAATTTACTTTCCCTTTTGTACAGTTTCAAGGTTTTTTGTGTCTCAACGAACATCAAAACTATTTAATAAATACACATAAACCGATATATGGCTAGAAAAATAATAGACACAGGAACACTAGGAAACCCGGCTACAGGCGATACTTTACGTACGGCCATGACGAAGGCCAACACCAATTTTGAGGAATTGTACACGGATTTAGCGGCCACAACATCATCAAATGGAGTATTGACAAGTTCTACAACCAACGATGATGTCAAAATTTTTCCAAACGGAACGGGTATTGTGGAGATAGACAGGCTATCACTAAACAACACAACAATAAGTTCACTAGACACCAACGCAGACATCACAATAGTAGCCAACGGTACAGGTGGTATACTATTAGAAGGTCCGGTCACAGCAGGTGAAGTTAGCACCAACAAAATAACATCAAGAGGATCAAACGCAGACTTAAAAATTGTGACGCAAGGATCAGGCGACTTGATCATCGACACAGACGGCCAGGTGGGTATTGGTTCTGTCAATTCACCTGACTCTTCATTACACATCAAACAGGCCAATGCAGTAATAACACTCCAAAGAACTGCCGACACAGGCACACCAGGTATCGATTTCCAACAATCAGGCGGTAACGTCAGAGCCAAGATATACATGGACGGTACTAACGGTATTAGCAAAGAAATAATTTTCAAAGTAATGGATGATTCAAGTCTAGATGAAAGATTCAGAGTCACACGTAGCGGAGCAAGTGTCACAGGCACTTTCAATATCATGGATGACAGTGATTCAACTTTGAGTGATGCTACCATCACCATGGCTGAGAACAAAATTACAGCGGCAAGATCTAACGATAACTTAGAAATATCTGCATCTGGTACAGGTGAGGTAATAATGTCTAGCAGTTTGCTTGTAAAAGGAGAAACACCGTTCCTAAAAATTCAAAGAACAGACAACGCCAACGTTCCTGGCATAGATTTCATAGGACAGGCCGACACATCAGGAGCAAAGATCTTGTTCGACGGCACCAGTGGCTCAGCAAACGAATTGATATTCCAGACGTTCACGGTCGCGGGTGGCCTGGCAGAAGCATTCAGGGTAACAGGAACAGGAGCAAAAGTCTCAGGCATGTTAACAATACCCGATGGTAGTGCAAGTGACAACTATATAGGGATTGGTGATGCCGATGATCTAAAGATATTCCACAATGGAAGTCATTCAATAATAAGAGAGACAGGAACCGGAAGCCTTTACCTGCAGAGTGACAACAATGTGATAATTGGTAAGGATACTAGTTCAGAAACAATGATAAAGGGTGTTGCCGATGGGGCAGTTGAACTGTATCACGACAATACTAAGAAGTTTGAAACTACATCAGGTGGTGTTTCAGTTACAGGAAACCTTGCGGCAGATGGCTCACAGATAGATTTTACAAGCCTTCCAACCTCCGACCCGGGAGTGGCAGGCAGACTGTTTAGATCAGGAAATGATGTCAAAATAAGCACGGGTTAATAGGAGATCTCTATGGCAAAGCAGACAATTGATCTCGGTACACTGGGCGGAGCAGACGGAACAGGTGACAGCATCAGGACTGCCGGTGATAAGATCAATGATAATTTCACAGAAGTATACGATTTTGCACCTGTCAAATCTGACATAAGATTCCAAGGCAACAACATAGTTACCCTATCCTCAAACGCTGACATAGACATATCAGCATCAGGTACTGGAGTCGTAACTTTAAAAGATTTTAGAATTAATGACAATAACATAGAGACAACCAACACAAACGGTGACCTAAGAATAATTCCTAGTGGTTCTGGCAGAGTGGTCATCGACGGAATAGGATTCAATAGTGGAACAACTATAAGTGCCTTAGATTCTTCAGCAATCAACATCAATGAAAATTTAAGAATAGACGGTGCTTTAACATCTGCAGGAGCAACCACATTTGATAGTGGGGTCCAATTGGACCTAACCACCCTGGACATCACAGGCGAAACAACTGTTGCAAACTTGACTGTCAGTGGATCATCATCTTACGTGGGGACATCCACAGTAGACAATTTGACATTCAACGATAACATTATTGGCACGGCATCAAACGCTGACCTTGTGTTGACACCTGGTGGTACAGGAGTTGTCAATGTTTCCAACATCACAGTTGACTCTAGCATAAACATGACGGACAACATTATAAAAGTCACACGTTCAAACGATGACTTTGTGCTGTCTGCCAACGGCACAGGTTCTGTACAGATTTCAAAGGTAGACATGAACGAAGGCACCGTGGACAACACCGTGATTGGTGCAACAACACCGGCGGCCGGTACGTTTACAACATTAGTTTTCGATCCCGCGGCGAGCGGAACACTGTCATCAACCGGGGTAACGATAACAGATAACAATATCACAGCAAGTCAATCCAACGACAACCTGGAAATCAACGCAAGTGGATCAGGTTACGTCAACATCAACGGTCTTAACTTGCCAAATTCAGACGGTGGTTCTGGTCAATTATTACGTACAGACGGAAGTGCCCAACTTTCATGGGTGACAAGTCCGATACTGCTTGGACAATCAGACATACAGGACGCACGGAACACAATCGGATTTTCAAGCACAACAGAAATAGATGCAAACACGGCTTTCGGATCACATGAAAACATAGGTGCCGGCACGGACAGTGTGTTAGATAGTTTTGATCAGGCCAAGTATGACAGTGCATGGTATCTTTGCTTACAGAGATATGACGCCGCTGACAGTTCTATTGAGTATGCAGGATTCAAGACGAGCATAGCACAAGGAACAACAGATGGAAGCACATTTGATGCTTTCGACGGCACATCACAGATCATCAAAACAAATAACAACGACGAGATAATTGCCACATCTTCTGACATAAGAAGTTCGGTAGGAAAAATAAGATTCAAAGGACAGGCAGGAACACTTGCGGATGGATCAACAAAATCAACTTTCAATGCATTATCATTTTTCAGGATCGGCTTGGGTGATGACGACTCATCAGGATACTCAGACGGAAATGTAGCGACAAAAGTAACAGCAGACCTTGACAGTGCTATTGCAACCTTAGACAGTTTTGCCCATGCAAGTTATAGAGGTGCGAAATATTATGTGTCAGTAAACAACACAACTACAAACGAAGTCATGAATGCAGAACTAATTGTAGTTCACAACGGGTCAGATGCTTTCATACAAGAATACAACAAGTTTTCAACCAATTCCGGCAACACAGAATTGGCAACATTCACAGCGGACATAAGTGGAAGTGATGTGAGACTGCGAGGTGCCAACGGAACCGCTGGAACATGCAGAGTCACAATGTACAGGATACTGTTGGCAGACAACGAATCGAACTCAACAGTCAACAGTTATGAGAGTGTCATTGGTGCACAGACAGTCAGCAACACTGCATCCACAACAATAGACACAAACTCTTTCAGAGGTGACGTAAGTCCTGACATGAGCAGTCAAAAAGTCATCAAAACTATTGCTCAATCCGATTTCGACAGTGTGTTCTATCACATGGTACAGAAAGACATCACAAACAGCGAATTCAAAGCAAACAAATTATCAGTGCACCACGGTATCACAACTGATGGAAGCACCCGAGATGCTTTTGTATCTGACTCACACGTTATAAAATCAGGTGCAATGAATGACATCACATCTTTTGACGTTGGCGTAAATGGATCAAACATAGAATTAAAAGCAACTGGTGTAAGTGACGGATCAACCACAGTACAGAATGCAATAAGTTATTATGCGATAGGGTTGGGAGATAACACACCAACGAACACAACCGGGAAAATTGGAACCAACGCAGGAGTCACATTTGGTGGAGCCAATGAGACAAGGGTTGACACTATTACAGCGACAGGAACTTGCACATCAATATTGAATACACAAAGAACACTTTCAGATTTTGACAAAGCGGCTTATGACAGTGCATGGTACTTGGGAGTATCAAATGATTTAGAAAACTCCGGACTCGCAACTTTCAAATATTCGATAATGCATGGAACAACAAGTGATGGCAGTACTCAAGATGCATTCATGACATCATCAAGTGTGACGAGGACAGACGTTAGTCACAATCACCTAGAAACCGACGTTGATATCAGTGGCAGTGATGTAAGATTACTAGGTAATGGTGGAAGACTTGATGATTCTTCAAAATCAAATTCAAACACAATGGCTTACTACAGGATAGGTTTGGGAGACAATGACTCTTCTGGTTATACAAGTGACGACGGCAACGCTGACACGGATGTTGTCACTGTTGGTGGTATTCAAGAAACAGAACTTGACCACGTGGTGGCAACTGGAAATCATTCCACACTATCACACTCAGGTGCAACGACATGTGCAGAGTTCACAGCGAGTCAATACAACGGCGCATTGTTCTATGTTGTGAACAAGGATGTGGCAAATGGTAGTTTAGAAACACAGAAAATATCTGTGGCTCACAACTTTAATGATTCATTCATGACAAGTTCGTCTATTCTAAGCACCGATGAAGGAGACCAACACCCTATCTACACAACGGACATGGTTACGTCTGGCGATAGTACAAGCAAAATAAGATTGAGATCCACAGATTCAGATGGTAGTACTGTGTCGGCCAACAACACAATGGCTTACTACAGGATAGGAATCGGTGACAGTGACTCCACAGGGTACTTGGGCGAACTAGGTTTGGTCAACGACATCATGCATGTTGACATCATAGACAGCAGTACTGTGGTACTGGATTCAATGACAAAAACATCACACGTTGGAGCAAAATATTTCATTAACGTAAAAAATCAATCTACAGGTGAAACTAGCAATTTAGAATGCATGATCACACACGACAACACCACTGGTTTCGTAACTGTATACAACGAATTTTTCTCAGGCAACAACAGTCTTATTACGTTGACTGCGGACGTGAGTAGCAATACACTCAGTCTTCGAGGTTCTGCCACAGCAGGTGGTAGCACCAAGGTAATAGTCCACAGGATAGTTGCATTCGGTGATTCGGAATCTGATGAGGCCAACGCAGACAGCACAAGGAAAGTGATAGGAAACGTTATAACCTCAAGCACAGCCACAACTTTTGACACTTTTGACTCAAGTGATACCGATGCGGCTCATTATGTGATAACTGGTCAAGGTGGTACTAATGAAAATTACATATGTGAAGCCTCAGTGGTGACAGATGGCACAGAAGTTTTTGTATCACACGGGCCTCTTATTAGTACCAAAGGTTCAGGTCCAAACCAGGACCTATTAGTAATCACTGCTACCATATCAGGAGGCGTTGTGAGTGTCAAAGCCGCTTCAACATCTGGAGCAACAGCGGTACAAGCCTACGCGGTCAAACTGAAGGCACCTGAAAGTTCTACTGCAACAATTGACAGTTTTGCGACAAGTTCATTCAGAGGAGCAAAATACTTTATATCACTTAACAACCTAGACAGCAACGAAGTAAGCAATATTGAGGCCTTGGTTGTGCATGACGGAACCAACGCTTTCATAAATTCATACAATGAACATTTCAGTGGCAGTGCAAGTTTAATCAACGGAAATCTCACAGCAGACATCAGCGGTGGAAATGTAAGGTTGAGATGCGTTGTGGCACAGGACAACACAAGAATAACTTTCTATAAAATAATTTTATCCGACGCTGAGACCGACATAACCGGCGGAACCAATGTTAATGTAATTGGTGACGTGACAGTTTCAAGTTCTCCTACTGCAATAGACACTTACGTGGACACGGACATAGATGGTGCCCATTACGTGATCATTGGATATAATGCCAGTGAAGGAGCGGCATCAATACAAGAGGCCAATGTCATAACAAATGGCACGGGTGCTTTTGTTTCTTCCGGTCCATATGTCAGCACCAAAGGTACAAATCAATTGGATCTCACAGCGGCACATGACGGTTCTTCAACCGTGACACTTTCGGCATCCTCAACGTCAGGTGGATCAACCAAAGTAAACGCATACAGGATACACATAAAAGCACCTGTTGGACAAACAGATAACCTCGACACATGGGCAATTTCTAGTTACAGGGGAGCAAAATATTACATCTCAGCGAAAGAAACTGTGACTGGTTATACCAGCAACATAGAATGTCTTGTGGTGCATGATGGCACCGATGCCTACATCACCGCATTCAACGAACACTTCTCACACGTTTCATTGGTGACACTGACTGCAGACATATCTGGAGGCAATCTAAGATTGAGATGTGCAGGTAACATACCTGACGTCAAAGTAAAATTCTACAGGATACGATTGGCGGACAGTGAATCCAATGCCGAAGGCGCCGACTCTAAATTGATTGACACGGCGACGGTATCAAGTTCGGCAACTGCAATAGACACTTTCCAGGATACGAGTCAAACAGGTGCCCACTATGTGGTAGTTGCTCATAACTCCTCTGAGGGAACTTCGGAGATACAAGAGGCAACTGTGCTAACCAACGGTGCGGAGGCGTTTGTGTCACATGCCAACCACGTGTCATCCAAGTCGACTCCAATGCTTACACTTTCAGCGGCACATGATGGATCAAATACCGTGACATTGAGTGCGGCCTCATCAGCAGGCGGAAGCACTGTTGTCAATGCATTCAGAATACATATGCTACGAGGAGATAGTTTCGCTTATGATGTGCTAGACAGTTTTGCACAAAGCTCACATCAACTGGCCAATTACATTGTGGTTGGAAAAAATGCGGCAAGTGAATCACAGATAGCAGAACTTATGGTCACGTCGGACGGAACGGATGCTTACATCGTAGATGACGTGGCAAACATCAGCACACATTCTGCCACAACAGCACTAATGAAATTTAGTACGGTACTGAACAGCGGCAACATTGAAGTTCGGGCAGAAAATAATCAACAAAACACAGACACTACTGTGAATATGTACAGGATCCGTTTGGCAAGGGCGGCGGGGGCGCCTAGTTCTATTGCAACACTGGACACTTTTGATAAGACCGTTTACAGGGGCGCCAAGTACACAGTATCAGTGAGTGATACTGAGACCGGAGCACTGGGCCATTACGAAACTGCTGACATCAACATAACACACGACGGAACCAATGTTTATTTTTCTGAATTTGGTAGGGTTGGAAACAGCACTTCGAACCTAGTGGCATTCTCAGTGGACATAAGTGGCGACGATGTGAGGTTGCGAGGCACGATAAGTAATACTAATACACACACGGTTACAGTGGTGAGAAGGGTAATGAAGGTTTAACATGGCACAACAGTTAATAGGAATAGGAACTAATGCTAATGACGGTACAGGTGATACGTTACGTGCCGCGATGCAGAAAGTCAACGAGAACTTCACAGAAGTCTACACGGCTCCTGGTATATCATCTGACGCAATCCTAATAAGCGGAAACCAAATCGCTTCTATTAGAAGTAATGATGACCTAAATTTCGCACCTGCTGGAACAGGAACAATAAACTTTCCAGCAATAAGATTCAATGACAACAACATCGAGGGAACAAGATCCAACGAAGACATCAATCTTGTGCCTGCAGGAACAGGTTCGGTAGTGTTTGGTGCAATAAAAATTAAGGGTACAAGTCTTAGTTCAGATGACTCAACAACAATCAATATCAATGATAATCTGATTGTTGACGGCACAACGACAGTAGAAGGCACTGCACTTTTCACAGGTGCTGTTACTATGTCGTCAACTTTAGATGTGACAGGAAATACTACTCTGGCAAATATAACTGCCAGTGGTACTGCCGCATTGACTGGTACTGTAACCATTGACAATTTAACATTCAACGACAACATAATAGGATCTAGTTCGAACGCCGACATAAATTTGACGCCAGGCGGAACAGGAAGTGTTGTTATATCAAATTTAACAGTTGATTCTAATATCAACATAACAGATAACGAAATTACAACAACACAGTCCAATTCTGATCTGGTAATAGCACCGGCAGGAACAGGACAGGTAGTAATTGCAAAAGCAGATATCAATGGAGGTGCCATCGATAACACCGTGATAGGTGGAGCAACACCTTTGGCAGGAACCTTCACTACTTTGACTGCGAATACTTCAGCGGTCATAGACGGAGTAACAATATCTGACAACACAATTACGTCAAACAGATCAAATGATAATTTATTTTTAACAGGTAGTGGTAGTGGTGGTGTAAGAATAAGTGGATTTACCTTTCCAACTTCAGACGGAACGTCAGGACAGTTCATAACAACAAACGGTCTTGGGGTTTTATCTTTTGCCACAGCGGGTGCAACTTTAACCCACTCTGCTATTTCAGATGCGACGACAACAGTAGCCAGTTCGGCAACTTCAACACTGAACACATTTGCAAAAGGCACGTACAGGAGTGCAAAATATTACATAAGTGCCGTTGATGCAACAAACGGTAGACACGAGATTGTGGAAGCCAACGTGACACATGATGGGACGGATGCGTTTATCGCCACGTTTGGTTCTGTGTCAAGTTCTGCTACTGGGTTGGCAACGTACACTGCCGACATAAGTGGAAGTGATGTGAGATTGAGAGTGACAAACATATCTGACAATAGTACGGTATTCAAGTTCCAAAGAACTGTTATAAACGTATAAAAAATTAATATACATATGAGAAAATTTGTTAGGAACCAGAGACATCATCGGTCACCTCGATCAGAAATCAATCGTTTAAGAGAAGCAATCAAGCGTGAATCAGACAAGATTAAGCGTGAAGACCTACAACAGCACCTAGAACACTGGATACGCACACAGAATAATACCAAGTAACTTCCAATAAATACGCTTGTAAGGAGTAAGATTAATGGCAACACCGGTGTGGACAACCACAGCAGGAAAATTGGCGACATTCACCGAGGATAGCACATATTCTCTTCAATTAGAAGCGAATACTAGTGACTCAACGGCCATCACTTACTCCGTGATCGCAGGAAGCCTTCCGACAGGAATGTCAGTCACATCAACAGGCTTACTAACAGGTACTCCGGCCCAGGTTGCCAAAAGAACTCTTTACACCTTCGTCGTGCGAGCCACGGCCGGCAGTACCGTCACAGACAGATCTTTTTCATTGGACATCGAAGGACAGGATGCTCCGACATTCACTACCGCTTCAGGACAGTTACAACTTGCTGACTCAACTAGAGTTGGATTATACTGGGCACTGGACGGTGAAAGTGTTAATTTTCAAATGCAGGCAACTGACTTAGATACTAGAGCAGGTGGTGCCTTAAGTTTCTCTATTACAGAAGGATTATTACCACCGGGACTTTCTATGGACTCGGCAGGACTAATCACAGGAACTGTTAAACTTACAGATGACTATTTTGAAGACTCTACTAAAATTATAGCAATGACTTTTGCTCTCACTATGAGGGTCAGTGATGGAACCAGTGTAACAACACAGGAAAATAATATTTTCGTATATTCGGCCGCCTACTGGAACGTGAACAATCCTAACATAACAACAGACATGACAGAAATCAACGGTGTGCCTGTAACAATGGATCATACAAGTCAAAGAAGACCTGTGTTCCTTACTGACGCTAGTCTAGGAGAATTCAGACATGACAACAAAGTGGTAATAAAAATAGACGTAGACGACTTGGACAGCACCGGCAATCCATTTGTTTACACAAT